GAAGTAGTCAGGTATTCGAGGGTCAGGGGTATCGGTCGCATTGACCATCGGTGTCGGAACCTGGATATACCCCAAAACCAAAGACCCAGTGGTCGGACTGCCATTCAGGAGGATGGTCGAACCGCTGACCTGCATCCAGACGGTAGGTTCGCCAGTCCTGGCCCGCCAGTTAGGGTTCTTGGCGTCCTCAATAGCGAGGGTGCTTTCATACAGCATTTTGCCCATGAGGGCACCTCCTGTTGGGGTCCACCATGCCTGAACGGTTACCGGTTTGATAGCGTCAGACGGAATCACGATCTGGATAGATGGGTTACCTGACACCAGAATCATAGCATCTACCCGAGTCAGCCCGAGCAGCGCCGCAATTTGCTGATGGCCCCAGTTGATTGCCTGATCAACCCAAGTCGTCTGTCCAGACGGTAGGAAGATCGTGTTGTACACGCCCACGCCGATCAGGTCGGAAAGGTCATGTTCCAACTGGGCAAGGGTCATGGCCATTAGAGCCACCCCCACGAACCTAGAAGATCCCGATCCTTGTTCCACTTGTGGCCTATGTCAGTCCGGTAGAACATATCCGGCAGGGACACACTCTTGACCCGTTTGTATACTTCTTCCTTGGCTTCCTCGAAGGTCATGCCACATCCGACGCACACACAGGCATACCCCGAATTACCCGCCAGAACAAACTTCCCATCGACCAGTTTGATGTCGGCAAGGTAAATCCCAGACAGTTCCGGGTCTTTGAATTCGACTTCCTTGTCCTTGGAATACTTGTCAAATGCGGCGGGGTCTTCAAACGGGTATGGCGACACGGCCACCACCACGCATATCTGGACTCCGCTTTCCGTCTCTAGGCGAAACTTCGATCCCGTCCCCAGGGCCTCGAAGAAATCACCTAGTTTAGACTTGATCCCTTCCATTTGCAGCCAGATCGTCGGGACACCGAACCTCGGGGTAAACTCCAACGGCCAGATTGCTTCCTTGGTGGCGATACAGTTGATGTCCATATACCCGCTATACCCGGATGCACGGAGTGCAGGGACCATCTTCGCCAGAGTCTCGTCGTACAGTTTCGATTCATGTGACCACAGACAGGAAGTCCCCATTTCCCCGGTGGACGGTCCAACATCGCCGTTCATCATCTTCTTGTATTCAAAGTTGATACATGCAGGGAGGATGAACTCCTTGCCATTGAACCACGCCCCAATAGCGACCTCCACCCCCTTCGAGAACTGCTGGATATGGATGCTCTTGATTTTGGTGGCCCATTTCTTCTTGTAGTTCTCTAGCATGGCAATCGCGTCCGACCCATCCTCAGACTTACCCACGTAGGTCAGGCACTTTTCATCTTGGGCGATCCCGTTGGGCTTCAGGACATAGCGTCCAGGAGTCGCCTGAACAAAATCTATGGCCTCGTCGAAGGAAGTAAACGCCCAGTGTGGCAAAACGGTCATCCCGGCCTTCTCCATCTCATCCTGGCCGAAGTCCCGGTCCATCTCAAGTTTGTCCGAGTATGGGCAAGGTCCGACTACGGCCTTGTCCATCTCCCGGAGCATATCCGCTTGTTTCCCAAAGTTCGCGTCGTCAAAGATGATCAGGTCTGCCCATTCAACATGGGGTTCCCACGACTTAACCTTGGCGATCAGACCATCATTGATGTCCTTGGAATTCTTATCCTTGATGAAGTACTTGACCTGATTCCCTTCCATCAGGAACCGCTTGCACAGTTCACCCGACACCCCGAAGTGTGAGATAACCAGAATCTTACGAGTTTTGGCCATCTCAATACCCCAAAGTATCGTGCGACATGAAACGTCCGTATCGTTCCCCATGTTTAGGTGAGGTCGAACCACGGGAGAAACCAGCATCACCAATCAGTTCAGACCCGCGAAGGCCAGAAGCGATGGCGTTGTAACGATCCTCGGCTCGGGCCGCTTCCTCACGGTCCTGACCCGATCCGGGGAGTCTCATGTAGTATGACAACGCACCTTCTACCAGTGCGTCCTCAAAATCTGACCCGAAATGCACCTCGTCGAAGTCACCAATTGGTTTATAGGCGACCTGCACACGAACCTGGGTGGCAGCACCCGGAGGTCGGTTTGGCCGGAAACGGCCCTGGTCGGAGGTAAAAGCCCGCATGTACCCATCACCCGGTTCTACATGACGCATATGCTTTTCCAGGGTTCCCTGGTTATACAGGTGCATCACTCTCCATCTACCAGTGGTCGGATCTTGCCAATCCGCCTTGAAAATGTGAATTGGCTCTTTCTCGAAAGGATTGTCGGTTGATTCCCAGGTCGCAGGGTCAATACCCGTGATCACCGTGCCATCGTTCGTGACAATAGCCGTCGCATACGTATATGGGTTGACCGCAAACGCTCCCAACGGCATGGTGAATAATACGATTTCCTGGAGTGCCAAGGTTTCCGAGGCGAGCCGTCGCGCAGCAACCTGGAAAGCCAGCATACCTTCACGGTCCTTTTTATCGGATCGCATGGGGATGATTCTGTCCTGGATGTTGGCGAATCTAATCATGACTTACACCCCGCCGACGACTGCCTTGAATTTAGGTTTGGTACCATCTTCCTTAGCACCGAGGATCTTCATGACAGTAGCCTTGGGATTCTTGCACGGCTTGACGCCGTAGACTTCAGCCATCTGGTTCAGTTCATCCTCGTTGAGATTTCGGAGGAAACCTTCAGTGACTTCCTCAGTAGTCACCCCCTGGAGAATGTCCTGACCTTCAGCCGTGTTACCCATGACCATGTGGGCACCCAACTCAGGGTTGAGATAACATCGCATCACGAACTTATGCCAGAACGTGAAAGGGTAGTTAGTCTTCCGAACCATGGGAGCGTTCGGGTTGGCCGGGAAGGTGATGGCAACACACTCATTGGCCTCGTTCACGTAATTGGACTTCATACCGCCGTTGCCGATTTGCATCGTCATTGGTCTTACCTCAAAAAGAGCGGGCCGGTGGGACAGAACCATCCACCCCACCGGGACCGCAAGTGGCGTTGTTAGGCGACCTTCAGGGGCAGGGCACCCATGTAGCGGGAATCGGACAGGCCGAACCCGAACACGTCAAGCTGGCGGGCACCACGCGAGAACTTGGTCTGCAATTTGAAGTTGATTTCAGTTTCCATGAGCTGCCGGATGAAGCCAAGACCATTCTGGTGGCCCAGGATGCCCTGGCAGACATTGGTGACTCCGGCGTAGGTCGCGGTCGGGATGGCATCGGTGACGATGATATCAAAGCCAGCCACGCGGATACCGAAGTCGCCTTCCTCGATGGCCTTCCGGTTCTGCTCACCGTTGATCTGGTAAGTGAACTGGTCGCTCTGGAGAAGGATCTGCTCCACATCGGAGTTGATCATGGCATAGCGGCCCTTCTTGGGAATCGCAAGCTGGTTGTAAGCCTTACGGGCGCTCAAGAACTGGTTGATGATATAGCCCTGGGTGTTGGTCCGGTCGGTGTCAGACACGAAGGTCGGGACAGGCGGGTTATAGGCCACGGTTCCGGGAACCTGACCCTCATAGGACATCACACTGGCCGAATACACGGTAGCGATCAGACCAGCAACCACGACGAGGTATTCGTTCTCGGCATGGGCATCGGCCATCATGCGGGCGATGTTGGACATGAGCGGAAGGTTGATTTCCTTGACATCGATCGGGTCGATGGTGGGAAAGGCGTAGAAGGCATTGTTGACGGTCACATTGAAGTTCGTACCGGTGATCTGCTCGGGCACGATATCCATGTTGACCAGGTAGGGGCTGACGGTCGGGGGGTTGAGGACGCGGAAGGTGATCTGGTCACCAAACGATTCCAGCTTCTTCATCGCCTCGGTATTGGCGATCTTGCCGAGGAAGGACTCCCGGCGCATGACATCCATGGCCAGTCCTTCAACGATTTCTTCGATGAGGGTGGTCTGGGACGCGGCGGGGATACCAGTCGCAGCGGAGGGGACGGTACGGGTAATAGCCATTTCAGTTCCTTTTCATTGGTGGAACTGACCCCGATACTATTATTGCTAGGCGTTAGCCCATGCAGATAAGTCAGTATTCGGGAGAGTCAGTTCAAGACGTTTCCGGTTGTGGTCCCTCTGCTCCACAGATCCTTCCGATAGAAGACGACCAATGTTGGCCATTTCGTCCGGGGATAGGAGAGTGAGGGCATTGCGGTTCTGTTCACGCCGGGGATTTTCCGGCAGTGCCCCACCACTACGCAGCGCCGGAGCGCGATCCATCGTCGGTCGCGGCTTGGGAGCGGCACCGTTCAGACCCACATCGATACCCATGTCCTTGGAATACTCCTGAAAAATTTCCAGGGCCTCCTCGGGGGTGTAGTTGCTGGTCTTGGTCAGGATGTTGACGTAGAGGTTCTTCTTGCTGGCGGGCTTATGACTAAGCCAGTCAATGAACTCAGGGCTTTCAGTGATTTTCTTGATCTTGTGTTCAGGGATCTTGGAGTAGATACCCTCGTTGACCTTGGCCATGCGCTGTGCCGCGAAATACTCTCCCATCTTCTGGACGACGCCATTGGTCTGCTCACGCAGTTGGGCGACGACCGTATAAATCGGAGCTACAATCGCTTCCATGACGGCAATAGCTTCCGGCTGTTCCTCACGCCAATTGGCGAGGGTGGCAGCGTCGGCAGGGTTAAGGTCGGAAGGGACAGGGCCAACCGTTGCATGGAGGGACGCGAGGCGCTTGATGTCCTCGTCCAGTTCGGCTATTCTCTGGTTCAGGCTTGATTCCATGAGCTTGAGACGGGCTTCCGTCTTGCTCATGGCGGCCTGGGCAGCGCGGGCGTCTGCTTCTCGCTTTTCGAGACCCTTGAGTTTGTGTTCGCTGTCTGGGTAGTCATCGGACGTTTCGGGAGGTTCCGGGGCCGTTTCATCGGGACTCGGGGGCACTTCCAGATTTTCGTCGTCGATCTTCCCAAACGGGTCAACACTTTCGACTGCCGCCTCGTCCGGGCCGATGTTGTCGGGACCAGTAGCGGGGTCGGGCGATCCTTGGAACGGATTCCCAACAAATTGCCCGTCCTTGTCAATAGTGATGCCAAGGGCAGCAAGGCGATTGCTCATCGCCTTGTCGTTGGGGTTATCCACTTGCTTGAAAACTTTTTCCATGTCTGGCTCCTAAAATTGGGGACGGCGGAATGCCGCGACCCACTTCTAATCTTGTTCTAACAACCTAATTTCTTCAGGAAGGTCATGGAGACGCCTAAGCAATTGGGCCTGGGCTTGTAACTCCGGTCCTTCCTTTATGATATCGCAATTGAGCAGTTGCTCCATATACTCATAGTAGAGATGCTTGAGCATAGGTTCCAACACGTTCCCAGCATGGAACAGGGACCGAACCGAGTTGGGGTCAACCCCATAGTCCTTCGTAAACGATTCGATCCGGCTTAACCGGGCACCGTCATTGAGGTCCGAAGGTTGGTGAATCATGGCTTAACCTCCGGCTGTGGCGTTGGCGGGGCAACTTCCGGGTGGGGTTCCTTGGCCTTGTGGTTGGCAACATCCCTGGCAATAGCCATGGGCATGGTGGCATTCAGGATCTTCTCGAGCTCTGGGGTCATGAGTTTCAGTTCTGAGGCGAGGGTTCGGAAGGTGGCCAACTTGACGGCTTCGGCACCCTCCGGGATTTCGGCGTAGGCTTTCATCTGGGCATCACGTTGGGAAAGCTGCGCTCGTTCCTTACCTTCAGGGGCATTGCCAGCAGCCTTTATCAGTTCCGTTTTCTTCGCCAGTAGGTCCATTTTTTCCGTGTGCTGAGTCGGAGTAAGGACGACACGTTCTTCCTCCATCCCGATCCCCTCAACGATGGTCTTCATGAAGTTGATGTCGTCGATCCAATCCGGCATACCGAATTGATGGAGTTTGACGAACAGGTCAGCCGCCTTGCGCCCGACGATCTCACGTTTCAAAGCCCCACGGACACCCTGGACCTGTAAGTCGGCCTCGCACTTGAACCGCTCAGGCTGTGGGTAGTATTCCTGAATCCAGGCGTAACAATCCCGGAGGAAAGGCTTCCACCAATAGCGGTCAACGTTGCCGACCACATCCTTGATGAATTCTTCCAAGGAATCCCATAGCATGTTCATCATATTGTCCGTGCGAACGCCAGAACCCATATCTGCGCCATTCGCCATTTCGATGAACCCAGTTACCACGGGGATCATCCCCTCGAAGGTCTTGAACGAGGCCATGAGTGAATCAAGGTTGGATGGCACGGTGAAGAACTCGACCGCGCGGCCCTGGGGTTCGCCCTTACGGTCCTTGGACCGGTGAATCCAGGTCTTCCGTCCCTGGACCTTGAGATCCTTGTTCTCGACCCGCCCCGCATCGATACTCACTTGGAACCCGGAGGTGTCATTCAGGGAATCCTCAATAGACCGGGTGATATTGGTCAACATCTCGACGACTTCCAAGGCACTCTCCCCTGCTCCGATACCGAAGATACTGGCCGGATCGCGCCGGAAGGGAATGAACTGGACAGGCATTTTCTGAGGCTGGAACTTGCGCTTGCTGATTTTCAGAATACGGTTTTCACACCAGTAAATTTCCCACATGGAGTCGGTCATCAATTTGATCTGGTCTTTGTCCAGACCATCGATCTTACCGAACTTCTCCCCGAGCGTTTCAAGCGCCTCGGAGGTCAGAACACCAATCCGACGCCAGACACAGAACCCGGAAAGGGAAGCGTTAGTCGTGTTGGTCGGATAAGGGGTCTGCTCCCACTTCTTGATGTTTTGTGCCCAGTTTCCAGTAGGCCCGAGGTCTTTCAAAAGACCTGCCAATTCGCTGTTGATGAAGGTAGGGTCTTCCTGGAGGGACCGAATCTGGTGCGCCGACCATACATGATGGAAATGGACGTATTCAAGGGACTGGGCCTTCTTGGTGTTGGGATCGGGGTAGACCTCTTTCGGGTCATACAACTCCCACATAGGTTTCAGAGCGTCCTCACCCTCAAGACCTTCCGCACCGTCCTGCCATCGAAGCCTAGGTTGGCTGATCTGGATGGGGCCGACCGCGACACAGGTTCCCAGGTTGGACATGAACTCACACATATCGTCCAGTTTGTTCTCACCCTCATGGGCTTCCTGGATGTCTTCAATTTCTTCACGAAGATTGGTGATCCGCTCATCTTCCTGCGCTGAAATCTCGCCCTGCTTGTGGCGAGGGGACGGTTTGATCTCCCACGGGCGTCCCTGCAAAGGGCAGACATGCTTATACAACTTCGCCTTCCCGATCTGAGTGATCCGAGGAAGGCGGCGGTAGAAGAATGTCGATTCTGTGTAGCCGGCGGGGGGCGGGTTAACGTCCTTCCCTTGCAAATACTTCTCAACCTTGATCCATGCGCGTTCTTTGGTCAGCCGCGCAAAATCAGAAAGGTCCAACTCGTTCTTAAACTGACCGATCAGCCTCTTGACCGCATCAAGTTCAACATCGTCTTTGAAAACTTCTTCACCAATGGGTTCTCCACCAGGTGGGGTGCTGTTAGGCCCATACATCGGCGCTGTGACCTCACCAACACCAGGGCCGCGAGACGGGAGCATCGCTGGTGCCATGGATGAAAGTCCCTGCGATTCCCCAACCATTAAGAACCCCCAAGAGAGGTTATATAATAACCTCTCCTAAGAGGATAGAACAACTTGGGCACCCATGCGCTATAAGTTTTTATTCCTGGATATCTCGACCAGCGCGATAAGGATTCCAATTGGGCACTTCAGGGCGGGCACCCCAGTCGTCCATTTCCATCCATGGGGCAATATCATCCAAACGGTGGGCGTGTTCCTCTATTCCGAGGGTCATGTAGCGCATGGCCGTGATGATGTCATACCGGACAGTCGGAGTCTCCCGCTTGGGGTAGTCACCATCCTTGTTCCACTCGTAACTACCATATTGGCCAATAAGATCACGCAAATCCTTACGGATCAAAAGCCTACGGGAGTTGAACCGGTGCCACATCTCGTCCATCCCAATATGGAATGAATTGTTGGCTTTGATATATTTTCTTTTATCTTCGTCAATGTCTAAATAATTCTCGCCATGGGCCAATTTCCAATACTTCTCCAGGATCTTGGTGCCGTCGCCCTGATTCACCTGGTCGGATGCGGGGTCAATCATAAACGTCATGGATGGTCCCCACTTCTGCAACTTGGCATGGTGGTAGAAGTATTCCGCCTCAGCCTGTTCATAACTGGCATATACGAAAATAACGTCCGATTGAGGATCCCATGCCGCAGCAACCGCAGCGGTAGGATGCCGCCAACCCACGTCTAGTCCACCAAGATACTTCCACCGAGGGGAAATGCGGAAGTCGGCAGGGTCATAGAGGATGTCCTTGGTCGGGAAGGGGAAGATCAACCCCGTGTTGCTGACCGCAAGCCCCTGGGACCGGGCCGCCATCATGGCCGGGTCACTGGCCCACAGTCTCAGGTTGGCCGCCTTCACTTCGGGATCAAGGTGACCGATATTGTCATAGGTCAACCGGGTCAGGAACACATCCGGTCCTTCCGAACTGTCCTGAAGGAACTTCACCAGCGGGGTCAGGCCCTTGATCGGGCATAGGGTGACGTAGATGAAACCCTTGGTCGTGGACACACGGGCGATCATTTCGTCGATGATCTCTTTGGGCGCTTCCTCGTCGATCCAGACCCGATCACCAGCCCAAGAGGCAAGAGACTGGGTGTCCATTTGGTGACTCTTGAAACTCAAGATACTGGTCGTATCACTCGGGACATGCTTGACCTTGATCGTGTCGATGGCTCCTGATACAGACTTCATGGAAGGCCGGCCAATGATATATTTTGAGTTGATCAGGGCTTCCTTCCCAGGCTGGTCGGTCCACCCTGGACGGGTAGCGTCAGGTCCAAATAGCTTTTTCTGGCAAGCTTCACGGGTATTTTCGGTCGTGTCACCGATAATCCAGGCGTTGATCCCTCTCGCCGTCTTCGGACCCTGATACCAGTCTGGGTAAAGCCCGGTTGCATCCCATGCGAGGTTGTAAGCTGCCGTATGGCTGTTGGAAACGACCACATTGTTGCAGACGAAGGCATGGTCGGGGTGGTCAATCTGGATGTCGTAGGTCGGTTCTTCGAGGATCGGCCCTTCGTAGGTCAGTTTGGCCAGGGTCGGTGCCCCCTGGGAGTCACGGACGACCACGGGCGACCCCTTACGACAGGCACGAACCACTCGGCTCATGTCAGCGGTCCCCTTATCGGTCATAATGCACACCCGATGGCTCTTGGTACACTCCAAAATCCCAAAAGGGTGGCTGAAACGATGGACCATGAGTGCCGGGTTATCAAAAGTGTCACTCACTCGGGCAGGAACGAACTTCCCGGTCCCAAAATCGTAGGCTGTGACGTATTCACCGACCACAATATGCTGAATCTCGGTGATCGTCCCGTCAGCCATGAGGACTTCTGAC